AGCGTCTCACTCGTAATGAGAAGGTCGTGAGTTCGATTCTCACAGGCGGCTCCACTAAACCCCCTGGTAAACATTGGTTTTACCAGGGGGTTTACTTACGTCTTAGGATGTCCTAACAATACCCAAGAAACCCCAAGAAGTTCCAATTATTTATGACCACAGACTGACCATAAACTGACCGGAGCGCCCGCTCCGGCCACTTTAGAAACGCGAAAAAAGATACATAACTAGACGCTACGCAACCGCCCCCGGCCACCCCCACGACGCTCCACGCGCCGAGCGTCTCGCGCAGCCGCACGCTTCCGCTCCCTAGCAAGGTGAGCCTCCATCGCGCCGGGCACGGCATCGAGTCCTTCGTCCCACAAGTGGCCGTAGATGTCGAGCGTCGTGGCGGCCGACGCGTGGCCACACATACGCTGGACGACGTAGACATCCGCGCCGGCTGCAATAGCGGTCGACACGGCCGTATGTCGAAGCGTGTACGTGTCAACGCCGGAGAGGCCCGCTGCCTTAGTCATGGCGTGCCATACGCGACGCCACCTCGCTTCTGTCCACACGTGGCCCTGCTCGTCAGGCAGGAGCCAATCGTCTTCGGATTTGCCTTCAGCTTGGATGTCGAGGTCGAGAAGAAGGTCGCCGCCGACGGGCACGTCGCGCGTGAGCCGGTTCTTCGTGGGGCCCTCGTAGCCAAGCGCGTTGACGGAGCGCCGGATAATCAACCGTCCACGGTAGTAGTCAAGGTCCCCGACCTTCAGTCCCTTAGCTTCGCCAGGTCTAAGCGCCGTCATAAGGAGCACGCGGACAAGTAGCTGTGCTTCATCTGTGGGAGCAGCGTCGAGGAGTGCGTCGATCTCCTTCACGCGAAGGTACCGTCGGTTGCCCTTGGCCTGTTTAACGATGTCCCCGGACTCTAGCGGGCTAATGCGGATGATTCGCTGTTTCACGGCCTGTTTCATGAGTGCGCCCATGATGATGCCGATCTTTCGCTTCTGACCGCTGCCAAGTGGCGTCGGCTCGGTCTTGGCGTGCGGGCGTCTGGTCATGAGCCCATCGACCCACAGGGCGAACGCGGAGCCGTCTACTTCACACGCAGGTACGTCCTTCCATACGGGCTCCATGTGCTGCCAGGCGGAGCGGTATCCCTGAACGGTCTTGACTGCGCACTTGGACTCTTTCGCGGCGATCCACGGTTCCCACAAGTCGCCGACTGTGACGTCGCGCTTCTCCTTGGTGATCCACGTGCCCTCGGCTTGGCCAACTTCGACGCGGGCGCACCACTCGCGGGCGGCGTCTTCTGTGCGGAAGGTTTTAGCTCGCTGTATGCCGTTTTCGACCCATATAGCTTGCCAGCGGTTTCCGACACCCCAGCGGGGACCACGGATATATTTCTTTTGTGAGTCTTCAGGGTTGGGGATGGTCCATCTATCCCGGATGAAAGCCATGGTAGTGTGTTCCTTGTCTACGAAATAGGTACTTGGTTTTTGTGGACACGGGGCCTGCCATCTTCATCAAAGTGCAGGCCCCTTTGAGCTATCTGAATTGGTCTAGGGACGTAACCGTCGCAGACCCTCCGACTTGCCGTGGCGGTGAGCTGCTAATCGGTGTAGCCATCGTGGTGTGCGGGTTCTCCATGAGGACATCTCCGGGTTCTTCGTAGCTCCATCCTCGGCCGCTAATCTGGACGCGCAGACTTCGGTACCGCGCATCGTCGATGATATCGAGATCGTGTGCGCGGCGAACAATCGCCGCAATGGAGTAACCCCACTGGGCTTTAAGCTCCGCGTAGGTGGCAAGAGTCGAATCTTCGGTCAGCGAATCCGCAACAAGTTCTGGCGGATACTGCGGCAAGACACTCTGGAAATATCCAAGGCTCGTCAAAAATATTGACACCACCGCTATGATGAAAGCCAGAGAGGAGGTTGAAAAATAGCAATGACTAGCGAAACTACCGTGACCAACGAAGAGCCTTTCCGTTCCGTATCGAATGTTTCCGCGATCCGCCAGAAAGCCCGGCAGGATGCGGAGGTTGTGCTCGATACGTTCTGGAACCTTGACACCTACCCAGTGGATCCTGTGAAGATCGCACAAGACTATGGTGCCGAAGTTTTCCGAGGTGACCTTAACGATGACATCGATGGTCTCTTTATACCTGCGAGAAACGGGTACCGCCCGAAGATCTACGTTGATTCTGACTCGTCTCACACTCGGCAACGGTTTACCACTGCGCATGAACTCGGCCATCTTGTGGAGGATGGCGAGAAAATCCAGCTGGATCGCCGTCGCGACAAGGTGGCGGCGCAGGGGACGGATCCGCACGAAATTTACGCTAATGAATTTGCTGCGAGCCTCCTTATGCCAGATTTTGCGGTTCGACAGCTCGTGAAGGCCGGCTATCCGCTCATGAAACTTCATGAGTTTTTTGCAGTGTCCCAAATTGCAATGAGTAACAGGCTCAAGAATCTGGGGATTGCGTGACGGAATCAAGCAACCAGGACTGGGCGCAGATTGCGGAAGAAGCTGGGATCGATGGCTCAATCCAACCAGCAAAGGCGGAGGAACCATCTGACACGCGCAGTTTGGAATCTGAATTAGTTGCACTGCGGTACTCCGATCATCAATTGGATTACAAGCTCAAGAAGTTCCTTGGCCCGGCGATCACGGCACTTGTCGTGTTACAAGTGCTGCTGATGAACCTCTGCTTCATTCTGTACGTCGTGATCTCGTTCGCTTTTCAAACCGCGCCGAATCCGACAGTCGTTGTCACGTATCTAGGCACTTCAACAGCTGAGGTTATCGGCCTGGCAATTGTTGTCACCAGGTACCTCTTCCCTGAGCGCGGAGCGGACTGGACAAAGGATCAGTAGCCAGGTCACGTCCCTATCTGCGCTTTGAAGCACTCCCGCCACACTTCGATCGTCTCGGGTGTGACCTCCAACTCGTAAGCGAGCGCCCCGACCGACGAGCCAACAAGCGTTTCCGCCGCGCGATACTCTGCCGGGCTAATCAAAAGCTGTGCGGCCCATTGGTTGGCTCTCCTCTCGATCCTCGGCTCGCTCTGCTCGTCCCCGAACCACGCATGCGCGAGCTCATGAGCCAGGCACCACCGTCTCGTCCACGGGTCGAGACCCGGCCGAACCAGAATCATGAACTCCGCGTCGACGTAGACAGCGTTGACGTCTTCGCTCAACTCAGGCGTCTCAACCACCGTGACACCCATCGACCGGGCAATGTCATCAACATCAACCATCTAGGGCGACTCCGGTTCCTCAAGCTTGGGGGTTCGCTTCTGCGCAGCAGCCTTACCTTCCTTGGCCAGGGTGAGAGCGCGTGCTTTTCGCTCCTCGAGGTCCGCAGGAACAGTTATCTCAACTGGCGTGTCTAGCGATAGCTCAAACTCTCCTTCGAACATTGGAGAAGCGTTTACGCGCCGGGTTATCTCGGCGAATAGCTGATTCCAGGACGCGGAGGGAAGCGCTTGTTCGACGGAGAGATCGTTCAGTTCGAAGTCATCCGTAGTGCAGTATCCGTGCGAAATGAGACCTTTGGCTACGTCCACCCTGTATGCGCGACAGAGTGAAATCACCGTCTCGGCGCTGAGCTGGCCGCGCTCGATTTGGCGAAAGAGCGTCGTTTTCTGAATCCTTGCCTCGTTGGCCGCTGCAGTTATTGAGGGATTACCGGGGAGCGACTTAACCCAAGCTTCAATATCCATAGTTGCATTATGGAACATAACTAAAGACAGGTCAAGCGGTAAATCTAAAAAAGTTGTTGCAATCCGTTCGGATATGGTGCATACTGTGTACGTAAGTTGCAAAACGGGCGAAAGAGATAAGGAATGACAGTTCGATTGAAGCCGGGATTTCTGGACGAACTAGGACGAGACATCGGAGCAACAACCGACGCAGAAGTCGCAGGATTCCTCGGAATCACAGAAGAACAGCTCGAAGCGCTCCGCTACGGCGGAAAACTCGACCCACAATCCGCAGCGGTCCTAGAAGCACGCCGAGCGGCCCACAAGAAAGCCATCGACATCCTCACCGCCTAGCGCGCCGGGATCGTCGAAAAGCAAAGGAAGAAAAGATGACAGTAGATGAAGAAACCCCCGGTGCTGGAACACCAGGGGATGTAAAACACGGCTCCTGTGGGGAGCATGCAGAGTTTGAAGAGATCCGAACGTTACTCGTTGGAATCCAATCCACGCTCGAATGCCTCGTAAGCGGAGGGGTTAGGGACCATTCGCTCCGTGACGTTCTCGATGCCCGCTTCTGACTCAAGCTGAGCAATTCGTGTTTCGAGCGAGACGATCGACCAAAAGAGCTGAGTTGACGCCCACTGTGGATAGATTTGCCCTTCCGGCATCGATTCAAGTCGTTTCAACAGGTGCGGGGATTCAACAAGTCCTTGTGCGCGAAGCTCGTCTATTAGCCGACAAATATTTTCATCCATTCAAATTCACCTCACTTTCCAGCGCAAGCAGCGCTAATGACCAACACTACCTGGAGGAAAACATCAGATGAAGATCGAAGTGGAACTACCGGAAGACACCGTCGCCGGTGATATCGGGAAATCAGTCAGTAAAAGGCCGGTGAAGAGCTAATGGCCTGGATTAGGAAACCGCATGTCCTCGAACGGGTTGATGCGCTCTGCGTCGAGGGTAATGGCTCGTGCAGTATCAGCGTCGAGAACCAGCTTGTCATCTCGGGTAAATACGATGCAGCCGTCCGTCTCCTCCATGACATGGAGGAGTTGGTTAACGATGCTCTGGTCAGCGGGGACCTTGTCGCCGTCGAAAACGGGCATGAGAAACATCGTGTGCATGTCCTCCGTAAGTTTCTCCCCATTCTTGGGGGACTTGATCTCGGGGACGTAGACGCACACATCAATTTGGACATATCGCCCACGTTCGAAATCGAAGGTACAGAGGCTGACAAAGTCACCTCGATTGTGGCCGGCTTCCGCAGCTTCGTAGACAGTGCCGAGGAGATCGTCCGGAAGTCCGAACGCGAGTTCTTCTTCGTTCATAAGTCGCAAGTAGCCCATAACCGAAATTCTACGAAAAACACTGACAAATTATGAGCGCCTGGAGTTCGGAAAAACCGCAACCAGTGGGCGTCGAAAAGCGAAAGGAAACAACCATGAGTCGTGAAAACACCTCTCTCGAGGGCCTACGCGTCGTAATGGAAGGCGTCGCGCAATCTGTCTGCGACCTGATGGTCGACGAGCCGGACAACCAGAGGGTGATTGACCACTGCCTCGCGGTCTATCGAGAGTGCCGAGACGAGTACACCCGACGAATGGAGAAGCACTTTCAGGAGTGCGAGGAATGGCTGGCGAAGCGCTCGATGAAGGTGAGGCACGACGGGGAAGGGGGCCAGGAACATTCGTAGAAAGCCAGCTTGTGTAGCTCAGAGGCAGAGCCCAGGCGCCCCGGTTCGAATCCGGGCACAAGCACTGGTGAGGCAGCGGGGAAACGTGTTCGCCCCGCGCAAGGGTGTCCCCTAATCCGAATGGGCAAGGACAACCTGTCTCACCTCATACGTCAGGAGAAAAGCGAAAGGAGTTCAACTAGTGAAGATTGAAACAGAGAAATTCACGGTAGTTGTCAGCAACGAGGTTATCCGCATCTCGGCTAAAAATGGGGACCCCATTGAGGTGATGCCCGGCGACGTGTCGGTGCTATGCGATGTACTGAGCCTTGCACGCCGCCAGGCCATTGCCGATGACCGTGCTAATCATCGTCGGATACAGCGATAGCAATATCACGCAGATAGTCAACGGCTAGGCGCATTTCATGCTCTAGTCGGCTGAGTCTGGAATCAATCTCATAAAGCACATGGTTTGAGTCCGTGTTCTCAGCAATGACTTTCAGATACTCACGCTCACTTTTCATCATTCATCACCTCACTTTCTGGGGAAGTGTCCCCTGATAACAAGTGAAGCAAAACGAAAGGAGTTGAAGACATGGCTTTTAAGAAAGCTCAGGAACAGGAGTTTGTTCCGTCGGACGCGTCGCGAATGGAGTGCCTTATTGTCCACGAGACGCTGAGACGAATGAAGCAAGCGGTCCTTAAAGGGGTTCCATCCGGCCGGGTTTTGGACCAGGCGATGAAGGAAGCAATGGAACTAGGTGTTCGTAATAGCGTTCGCGACTTCCCCTAGGTCAATTCCGGGAAATTGGTTAACTGCATAGGGAAAAACGAACTGGTTAAGGATGTTCTGCCACATAGAGCTGTTCTTGCTCTGTCTGGCGATGAAGGCAAGATGTCCGAGTAGGCGTTCGATTGCGTTCTTTAACTGGAAATCTCCAATGACCTTGTAATTGTCAATGCAGGTCTTGAGGTTCTGGATAAACGCTTTGCTGGTCTTCCGCATCACGTCTGGAAGAGTGTCATCATCGTCGATCGCTTGCTCGACCTTATCAAGATAGGCGTTTAAGTCTTCGAATCTGGCGGAGTCAAGCTTCGGGACATACGGTTCGATCGCATCGATGAGGTTTTCTAGCACTTCAAGGTCGTGCGAATCAATCGGGAGAGCACTTCCATCCCAGTCCCCGCCGAAATGGAAGACAGTTCGAATCCAGTTCTCATAGCGATTTCGATAAGCACGAACCCGCTTGCCGTCTGACTCCATCACGTCGAGAAGCGTGCCGATGTCATTCAGATATGCCACAGCTCGGCGATGTGTGTCAAGAGTCGCGGAGTCCTTGTGAGTGGATCTGTAGGTATCGAAGGTTCTTGCCGCAGTAGGGATTCGACTGTCCCACAGTTTGAAAGTTTCGTACAGGAGTTCAGCTGGGTTCGCCATGAGCTTCAGCTTAGCGGACACCTGGTTGTTCAAAACCCAATGAATACGAAGTTACTAATCAAAACGAGAAAGAAGGAAAAGACATGACCAAGTACCTCACATGTAGAGAATTCGCCGAACGCTCCGGATATGCGGTGAAGACTATCCAGCGCTTGACGCGCAGTGGCGAGATTCGATCGGGAAGGCGTCGCGGTGCGCAGCCTGGTCGAGGAGTGAAGATTCTTATTCCGGAGTCTGAGCTAGAGCGTTTCATGCGTCCGGAGGTGATCGCATGATCACTCTGGATCGTGAAGCCCACAGGGATTTGTATTTGTGCCGCGAGGGTGGCTGGTGGCCAGCGTCGCCTCTTGTGAAAGAGCACTTTTCAGAGCTCGTTTTTTACGACCGTTGCGCCGGCCGATGGCAAGTGACCCTCGAGGGATTGAAAGCTATGGCCGCTTACGAGGCAGAGGAAGAAGGACTGATTCACGATGAACCGTAATGATGTAAGCGCCGTGGAACTGCAAGCCCTCAAGGCCGTGGCCCGAGGGCAGCACGTTCCCCAATCAGTGCTCGAGGAGCTCACCCACGCCGGGCTGATCCGCACCCACAAAGAAAAAGGAAAACTCGTGCCGACTTACGCCACACCCAAAGCCCTACAAATCCTCCTGAAGGAGAAACAGGAATGACCCACGAGCAGCAACTACAGGGCCGTACACGCCTCGCATGGGCAACAGGGATTGTCGGCTTGATTGTTGGCTTCGCTTTCCACGCGTGGATCGCAATGCCGCCAGTGTGGTTGGACGAGCTTCAGGCGGTGAGTTCATGCCTGTAGATGTGCCAGTCACTCCATTCGTTGGCGTGGCCATGGTCCTCGACCACCCGATTTTCGATTTCGTTTTATACATCTGCGAGCTACTGGCTCGCGTCTAAGGAGAGATAAATGGCTGATAGATATTTTCGTCATGAAGAAGACAGGCGAGCTGAACAGCGAGCCGAATGGCTAAGCGTCCCTGTTGTGATGGGCGTGGCCGCACTCTTCGTAATCATCGTTGCGTTCTTGGTGGCATCACTATGAGCGCGAATTTAGTGACCCATGTTGACAGGCACGGTGATGGCGTGCGAATCACACGTGTGAAGGGGGAGGAGAAATACAAATATCCGCCGAAGGTTTTCGAAATTGACCTTGGATCGGAGGACTTCCTTGAATTCGCTGAGGCTGTATCGGAGGCAGCAAACGCGATGGTGGGGGATGACCTGCCATGAACGAGGCATTGGAAACGTTTGAGGCCCAAGAGATCGCGTTTATGGAGCTTATAGCGGTCATCGAAAACAACGAGGTCGACTTTCCGGAAAAGGTTCGGAAGGCCTACGCTTTTGTCGGCTTAACGTTGGAGAATGCCACCACTCTTAGTGGCTCTGCCGATGTCCAGGATCGTATTCGAGAACTGGAAGCGGCGCTAGGTGATGCCCAGGTGATCGTGGCGGAGCGCGAATCGAGCTGTCAAGCTGCCGTCGAACGAGCGGAGGCAGCCGAACGCAAAAATAATGAACTCGAAGATGAAATGAAGGGGCTAGATCAGGAATACACAAGGCAGATCACCGATCTTGAAAAAGAAAACAGCAGGCTAAAGAACGATGTTGCCTACCTGGAGAAAGAGAACTTCAGGTTAGAAAAAGAGCTTCAGAAAGGTGCCAAAGACCTCTCGGGGGTAGAGGTCCCCGACGGGGTTGTGAAAGCACATCGGTGGGTGGTCGCCGGTCTGAAGCTCTTCGGGAAGGACGATTACGACAAAGCTGTAGGCAAGCTCGTGTCTGCAGTCAAGGAATTGGAAAAGGTAACGGGAATGGGGCTCAAGTATGAGTGAGAAGATTCTGATTAATGAGCCGTTAGCAGAACGTATCCACGAAATTGTCCATACGGCGTGCGCAGGGCTGGTTGAAGCTCTCACTGGGGCTGGCGTAAATTACTCGCGCCATTTTTACCGCCTCCAGGCGGTCGAGCCATACGTGGAGTCGATGGTTCGCGGGTACTGCGACAGTGAGCTACGGGAATTCAACGAGTTCGTTGCCAAGAGCGAGGGCAATCATGTCTAGGCGAGGGAAGAACATCTCCCGCTGCAAGTACTGTGGCGAGCCGATTAGATGGGCACCAACACGTTCTGGATCGAGTATGGCTGTTTCGGTTTCGTCAGACCCGAAGGGGACCATCATTTTCGACGGCCGCTTCGCGGTCGCCCTGGGGCCGCAGGAAGCAGCCCTTGAACAGGAGCGTGGCAGCCTACTCTTCTTGGCCCATGCGGCAACGTGCCCGGCTACGAAGAGGACCTCGACCCCGTCGCGAATGCCGGAAAACGTGCGCCGCCAGGTGGAAGCTCTGAAGGAGGCTCGCCGTGGCCACAAGCGCTGACGAGTGGTGGGACTCCCTACCAGAAGAAAGAAAAACCCAGATCATGGGCTGGCTTGACCGCTCACCAACAGTGGTCTACGCGCCAGGTCAGCTCGCTTTATCAGTAGCAAAGGAGGGTACAGATGCACATGATGGTGACGTGTGACTACCGTCGTTTTAAGGAAGCGTTGAACGCGGCGCTTGCTGTCGCATCAGCTGAGCCGTTCGACATGATCCGGCTGTACCCCCAGATTGATCTCTGTAGGCTCGGGATCGCGGCAGCTTCTCCGCAGAGCATTTTCATTGCGTATATCGGTGTGGAATGTATGACGCAGGACGTGGTCAGCGTCGAGGTCGCGGAGATTTCTGTGCAGGACGCCAAGGCGCTGAAGGCGTTGCCGATTCGGGCGATTGACGACGAGGCCCCGATAGCGGGAATCACCTTTTACGAGGACAGGGTGGAACTCACAGACGAAACAGGCCTGGGATTGGGTATTCGGAAGATTTCTGTGCGACGCCAGATGCCCACTGATAGTGTGGCAAACCTTGTAACCGCCACAGACCGTGCCCTCACAATGGACTATCCGGATACGCTTCCTCTTCACAAGGAACAAGCGGCGCTTCTGTCCACGGTACTGACCGCGCTCAAAGGTTCAGCCAACCTTAGCTACAAGCATTTAAGCACTGGTGTGTCGAAAGCTCGTGCCATAGGTGAAAACTTCCTTCTGACTGTACAAGCAGGGAAAGCAAAGAAGGAAGCTAAGCCTACCCCAGCGCCCCAAGAATCACGGCAAGGGACAATCCTTGAGATCGCACGGCCAACAGGCGGTATCGCGTGAGCAAGACGCAGCTACCATCCTGGCGGGTATTCGAGGACCAGTTCAATCTCGGCGGCGCAATATGCCGGCGCCCAGCCTTCAGGACTACCCCAAACCTGTGGGAGACCCCAGGGCGAATGAAACGTGAAGACTGCCTCACACGCTTCGAACAAGCCGCTTCACTGTGCCAGCGTTGTCCCGCCCTTGACGAATGTCGAAGACGCCGAGACGCACTTGCCGAGGCAGGGTTTGCCATCGACGGTGTCGTCGCAGGAGATATACCACTCGAATACTCAACGCATTGTCGTGGCTGTGGCGTAAAGCTCGTAACCGCAAAGAAGAAGCCTCCCGTGGGTGCAAAACGACACTGGCGAAAAGGGTACTGCAGAAAATGCTACGAGACGCGGCGGAAGACGGCTCACAAATGATGACCACACAGATCAAGGAGAAACGGAATGCCATGGCTTCGAATCGGGGACAACGTGACAACGCACCCCAAGATGGCATCCCTTCTCGAAGCCACAGACTTCGACCACCAAAAGAAACTCACCGTCTGGGCAGCCTTCGTGTCCCTAGCAACCATCTCTGCCGCACACCTACTCGACGGTGTGCTCGAGATGGGAGCACTTGCCCAAGTCGCTCCTGGTATGGAGAAAGAGATTCTCGACCTGATGGTTGCTGCCGAGTGGGCGAAGCGCGAGCAGGACGCCAACGGCCGGTGGCATATCGTGCTCGACCTATCCGATCCAGAGTTCGTCCACGCTAGGACAAAGGAAGAAGTAGAACGTGAAAGAACGAGACGAAACGAAAACCGTAACCCGGAATTTGCTATTCCTGTTCGTGTACGCGATGGGGATAAATGCCGCTGGTGTGGCCATGCAGTCAATTTCAATGACCATAAGTCCAGTCGCGAGGGAACGATCGACAGTCTTACTAAGCATGAGGGATCGACGGTGGACACGATGGTTGTCGCTTGCCGTGGCTGTAACTCCGGTCGCGAACAGTCCCCCGACAAGTTCAAGCTATTGCCGGAGCCGAAGATGCCATGGTATCGCGATTCAACCATTCGTTGGATAAATGCGCATCCATACGCGGTGGCGAACGGAATCCATATTGACAACGGCCAACAGGAAATATCCATTGGAACCGAGCAGCAAAAGGAATCGAAGCTTATAGGTCTTTCCAGTCCCGAAGAGGATATGCCCACGTGGGCTCAACCATCTGACAAGCAGGCAGCAGCTGAGTCTTGTACCGCAGCAGGCCCGGCCGACCAGGCAGCGCCGCGACCGCAGCAGTCATCGCAGCCAGCGATGGACAGCGCGACGCAGGAAGCGCCGGACGGCACAGAGGAAGCGCGACTAGCTCAAGCAGCGCCGCACAAGGCGACCCCGCAGCCAGCGGGTCCACGACAGTCGGAAGAAGAGCCAGCATGGATGCATAAATCGGTAGAAGAACTTCGCCAGGAGCAGGCAGCAGCTGAGCTTTGCACCGCAGCAGGCCCGGCCGACCAGGCAGCGCCGCGACCGCAGCAGTCATCGCAGCCAGCGATGGACAGCGCGACGCAGGAAGCGCCGGACGGCACAGAGGAAGCGCGACTAGCTCAAGCAGCGCCGCAAACGGAGGAGAGCGACACCCCTAAATCAAAACCATATCCAATACCGACCGCCGGTCGCCAAACTGACAATCGTCGGTTGCCCGGGTCGGGTCGGGTCGGGTCGGGTCGGGCATGGTCTGATCTGATCGGGCATGGATTGGAAGGGTTTGGGTCTAAAGGGCGAGGAAAGCGAGGTAAAAGAGGTAAGCGAGGAGGAAAGTCTCGTGGATAAGGCAGATTGCTTTGTTCTGGTCGATTGCTTGAAGGCAGTGGTTAGGCTTGCTCCGCTGCTTGATGATCTGATGGTGCCGACTGTTCCGGCGGCTGGGTCGAATGCGGGAGCGCGTGTGCGTCATGCTGGGTCACGTCCGCCGTTGGTTGTGCATCCGTTGGATGTGAAGATGTCGTTGGAGCCGCCGATCTTTGGGTGGTCGGCGTGTCTCGCAGATGATCTGCGTCTGCGATTGGATGTTCCTTGCCGTCTCAACCTTCGCGCTGCGTGGATGGTGAGGCATCGCGAGGAACTATTGACCAGAGAGTGGGCACCAACAGCGCTCGACGAGCTTGTGGGGCCGGTGCGAATGCTGCGCGACGCGGTGGAAGCAACGCCGGTGGAAAAGCTGCTTAAAAAGCATCGAATAGGACATTAGATAAGTGGCTGTTGTTGCAGGCAGAAGTGCATATTTGTACATGCCTTTGTGAAGTATGCGCTATGCTGTTCGCAAGCGATAAGAAGGTGACGGGAATGGCTCGAGCTGGCACGGTGTGTTGTGAAGCTGGCTGTCCGCGCGTCGCGGTCTGCAAGGGCCGTTGCGAGGAGCACGCGCGTCGGGCTGAGCGCAAGCAGCGTCTAACCGTTCCGACAAAGCGAACTCTCACATCTTCCGAGGTTCGACGTCGCAAGACGGTTGTGGAAGCGTGGCGTAGTCGGTACGGCAACGTTTGCCCAGGGTTTGGGCGGCCACCTCATGTGGCCACCGATCTGACAGCAGATCACGTTGTCCCGATTGCGGCAGGCGGATCGCCGGCCGGTCGCTTGTCGGTTCTTTGTCGGTCGTGCAATTCCCGCAAGGGGGCGCGGCTAGCAGACGGGCGACGGTTCAGAAATGTTAGGAAAAGTACATGAGTTTGAAAAGTGTATGGTGTGCTACCCCAGGGGGAGGGGGCTAGCGAAAGCCCAGGTCGCACCGCGCCCTAGGTGAGAAAACCATGCGCAGGGTTCAAAAGTTCCAGTTTGGGGTGATTTTTTGAACCCGACACATGCGAAGTAATTATTAATTTGATAGTGAGGTGGCAGTAATGGCTAGTGGCGGCGCACGCAGCAGATCTGGCCCACGGCCGAGCCCGCTATCGAAACGGTCGGATAGGAGAGGGATTCAAGGGGAAGTCACCTATCTGCCGGCTAAAGGCTGGGATGGTAAACCGCCACCGTGGCCACTGCCTAAGAAGCCGTCGAGAGAGACGGCACTGTGGCGCAAAGCGTGGAAGTTCCCGCAGGCTGCGGCATGGTCAAAGATGCCGTGGCTTCATTTGATGATCGCTCAGTGGGTTCATTGGACGGTGAAAGCTGAGCAGCCGGACGCATCTCCGTCGACGATGACGCAGGTTATCCGTTTGGCAGATGCGATCGGGTTGACTCCTGCGGGCATGAGGGAACATGGCTGGGTAGTTCGAGAGGAATTAGACGGCGAGGAGGCGGAGCCGAACGCGCTCGCCCCAGTTACTCCGATGCGTAGGCTCCGCGAGTAAGGAATGAATCAGAAGTGGGTTGTAGATTTTCCTACGCTCGCTGATCTTTGGGACGATTGGGTACAAGCTCATTGCAGGGTTCCAGATGGGGCTTCCCGTGGTGCGTCATTTGTATGGTCGGATTGGCAATTCTGGAATGCGGCTAATTATGGCCGTATACGGGATGGGCTTGTGTGGGAGGGGGTTCCCCTTCGGTCGCAGGCGTTCCAGTATCGACGCCTGCAGATCATCGGGCCGCAGAAGACGGGCAAGGGGCCTTTTGCTGCTTCGATGACCTGTATTGAGGCGGTTGGTCCGTCACAGTTCGATGGCTGGGCGGTCGCGGGCGAGGTTTACAGGTGCTCGGATAACGGATGCCCGTGTGGATTCGTTCATCAGTATCTGCCAGGGGAGCCGAAGGGACGCCGACATCCGTCGCCACTCATTCAGCTGACCGCTACGGCAGAGGACCAGGTGGAGTCGAACCTATACAGGCATCTTCGCTCCATGATCACGCTGGGGCCGCTGAGTGAGCTTATGGCTGATCGAGGTAGTTTTGTTCGAATCTTCAACGATATTGGTGGAGACGAGTCAGATCGTATTGATGTTGTAACGGCATCGGCGATGGGCCGTCTTGGTAACCCGATTTCGTTCGCTATCCAGGACGAGACAGGCCTGTGGAACAGACGGAACCGGATGGAGATGGTTGCCCACGCGCAGCGTCGTGGTCTTGCTGGTATGAGTGGCCGGTCTATTGAAATGACGAACGCTTATGACTCTTCGGAGAACTCGGTGGCTCAGCAAACGCAGGAGTCCTCTGTCGAGGATATCTTCCGTTTCTATGTTAAGCCTCCAGCGAATCTTTCGTGGAGGAACTTGCAGGATCGTCGGAAGATTCTAGAAATCGTCTATAAGGGTTCTCCGTGGGTCGATATTGATGCTGTGATGGCAGAAGCAGCTGAGTTGAGTGAGCGCGATCCGGAGCAGGCAGAGCGCTTCTTTGGGAACCGAATTACGTACTCGTCTGGCTCGTGGCTACCGGAGGGCTTGTGGGAGGAGCATATTCATGTGGCTTCCGAATCCTGATTCAGGAGCGCGCATCTGTGTCGGGTTCGACGGCTCGGAGAACAACGACTGGACAGCCCTTCGAGCGGAAACCGTCGATGGCTACAGCTTTACCCCGCGCTACGGGCCGGATGAGCGTCCGACTATTTGGAACCCGGAGCAGTGGGGAGGAAAGATCCCGCGCGGTGAAGTAGCGGCGGCCGTCGATGAAGTGTTCCAGCGCTACGACGTAGAGCGGATGTACTGCGACCCCCAGGACTGGCGAAGCGAGATCGGCGAATGGGCCCTGGAATACGGCCGTGAGCACGTCTTTGAGTGGGCTACGAACTCAATCAAGCGTATGTACGAGGCTTTGACCCGCTTCGAGATTGACCTTTCCAACGGCCGGATTAGCCACGACAACTGCCCATTAACGAACATGGCCATTGCGAATGCGAAGAAGGTGGCCAAGCCGGGGCAGAAATACGTGCTTGGAAAACCTACAGACCACCAGAAGATTGACGCCGCGATGGCGACAGTCATAGCCCACGAAGCTGCAATGGACGCAACTGCTTCAGGTTGGGGATTACACGAATCAAACGAGGCCATCGTATTTAGTTGGAGGTGACACACATGGAGATCAGCGAAGAGGATCGCGGGCTCATTCAGAAGCTGAAGAATCGGATTGATTCATACATGGCAGCCGACGCTACAAACGAACGGTACTACCGAGGAGCTCAGAATATCGGCTCGCTTGGCCTGGCAGTAGATGAACGCTTCAGGCAGTTCGCCTTCCCTCTAAACTGGTGTCGAACCTACGTTGATGTCTTATGTGAACGCATGGATGTACGCATGCTGATCAGGACCGGAGACATCTCCGAAGACCCAGAGCTGCGTCGCGACTGGGAGCGAAACGACCTCGATACAGAATCGTTGAAGTTTGCGCGCGACCTCCTCGTCCTCGGGCGTGCGGCACTCTCCGTTGCTGCAGACCCAGACGGGGATCGCCCTATTATCCGCGTCGAATCCCCAAAGAACCTCGCAGTCGAGGTCGACCCCGTCACACGGGAGACAGTGGCGGCACTGCGTACCTACAAACAGTCTGACGGCCGCGACCTCGCACAAGTGCTATACCGCCCTAACTACACCATCTATACGCGCCGGGTGAAGGGCGAAGAGGTCGCTAAACGCATCGACCACGGACTCGGCAGAGTCCCCATCGTCATGGCGTTCAACCGCGACACTTCAGATGATTGGTTCCATGGGGAGACCCAACTTGCCGACTTGAAGCCGCTCGTGAATATGGCTGGTCGCGTTGTCATGAATCTGCAGGTCGCTATCGAGTCCACTGCGACGCCACAGAAGGTGGCCACAGGTGTCTCGAAGCAGGATTTCCAAGACGAGAACGGCAAGCCTATCAAAGACCCGTGGAAAGTCTACCTCGGAGCAATGCTTGTCCTAGGAAACAAAGATGCCAAAGTCTACCAGCTGGACGGCGCATCGCTTTCAGGCTACTTGGACTCCATAAAAATGCTCGCGGAACAGGCATCAACCGTTACCGGACTACCTGTTCGAATGATGGGGCAGAACTCAGTCAATCCTGCAGCTGAAGGCGCCATTCGCGCCGACGAATCGCGCCTAGTAAAGCAGGTGGAACGAGTCAACAGAACGACTGGCAAAGCCTATGCATGGGCGCTTGGCGTCGCGGAGCGCATCCGCACACGAACATGGGACTCCGACGGCAACATCGCCGTCATCTTCCACGACCCAGGAACTCCCACAGAGGCACAAAAGGCCGACGCAATGCAGAAATACACGGGCGGCAAACCAATGCTCAGCGTTCGTGGCGCTCTCAACGAAATGGGCTTCTCCCAAGCGCGAATCGACCGAGAAATTCTGTGGTTACAGGAGGAAGAAAACGGACTGGACACCCAAGTCATGGGCAAACTCGGACGAATCGGACAAGACCTTCCAACAGGTGATGCCTAATGTCACTCACATGGTCCTACCGCGCGCTTCCGCCTGGGGTTCGAGAAGAAGCCCAAGCCCGCGCCCGCATCATCCGAGACACCATGGATGTCATACGCCAAGACATCATGCCGGCACGAAGCCCGATGGACATCGACGAGTGGGTAGAAAAACGCTCCCACCTTGTAATCGCAGCCCTAGCCAACGCCCAAACCAAAAACGCCGCACTTATCGACAAGACGATGAACATGTCTCTCATGGCAAACGGCTGGCAGGACACCCCAATCGGCCTCCTAGCCCCAGAAGCCTTCGCCGGTCAACTCCCAAACGGTGCAGGACTAGAACTCATACCAAACGCGGTAGCGCGCCGGGTGAGGGAGGACTTAGCTCTCGGGAAGAGTCCGTATGTTGCGTGGCGTAACGGGAATAAGCTGTTGTCGAAGATTGTGTTGACGTCACTTATCGATACGCAGCGTGCGGCACGCGCTATTGCGGGGCTTGCTCGTCCGAGAACGATGTACATGAGGATGGCGACGATCCCGTGTTGTGCTCGCTGCGCGGTTCTAGCGGGGAAGAAGGGCTTCTGGGAGAAGCCGTTCCAACGCCATCCGATGTGTGATTGTGATCAGATTCCGATTCCGATGGATAAAGATGTGGAGTTTACGGGTCCGGAGTTCAGCGCTGCGGAGTACTTTGAATCGCTCCCGGAAAAGGAACAAGACCGCATCTTCACCGTTGCAGGAGCTCAAGCAATCCGCGAAGGCGCCGATATCGCTCAAGTGGTCAACTCGAGACAGGGCATGACAGGTGCCACGAAGGGCTTCACTAGGGTTCGCTCACAATGGATGCGTAAAGAAAGTCGTCGGCGCATGTCTGTCGATGCGATTATGAGTGTCAAAGACCCTGTCACGCGGTGGGAGATGCTCAAGGAACAGGGGTATATCA